TCAGCCCAGGGACTGCCGTTTCGAGACCTTCGAGCGGTCGTAGACCCGGGCCGTGGTGGCCGAGCTGGCGTGAAGCTCGGGCAGGGCGCCATACCGTGCCTTGTGCTGGGTGGTGTAGTAGGCCCGCAGATCGTGGAAGGTGAAGCGCCTGCTGATCACCTTGGTCTCCAAGGCCTCGACCATGGCCCGCTGCCAGCCCGTGGTGAAGCCCGATTCGGTGAGCGGGCTGCCGTGCTGATTGATGAAGACGTGCAGCGATGTCTCAGGGCGCGGTAGCTGCAGCAGCCTCTTGGCCAGGTCCAGCATGGCCGGACCCATGGCGATGTTCTCCGCCCGCTTGGTGCCGCCGTGTTGCTTTGCGCGCATCAGCCGGATCTCGCCGGCCTGCATGTCGATCTGCGGCACCTGCAGGGCCAGGAACTCCACGCGGCGCGAGCCAGCCAAGGCGGCAAACTCCGCCATCAGGGCCAGGGTCTTGCGCGCTGGGCTACCGGCCTCCAGCCAGTCCAGGAAGGCGCGCAGTTCAGCCGGCTCCGGCGCTTCCGTCCGGGCTCGCTCGCTGTTCTTCTTGACCTGCTTGCACGGGTTGGCGTCGATCAACCCGCGCTCGATGGCCACGTTCATCTGGTTCGAGAGCAGGGCGATCTCTCGGTTGCCCCGCACGGGCGCGTCTGCACGCTCCACACGCAGGAACCTGGCAATGTCTGTGGGCCGCACCGCGGCGGCTGGCACCTCGCCCATGACCTCGATGAGCTTCACGCTGTACGACTCGTAGTCCTTCTTCGTGCGCTCCGCCAAGGCCGTCCAGCGGGCGGTCTTCTGGTACAGGTCCCAGAGCTCGCGGATCGTGCCCTGCAGGTTGGGGACGTGATTCATCTCCAGCACGGCCTGGATGGCCGCTGTGCGATCTGTTCCCAAGTTGATGGGCTTGCCGCCCACCGGGTGATATCGGTAGGTGACAAGCCCGTTCTTGCGCGGCCGAGCCTCCATCCGGGGCAGAAGGCCGAAGCCTGATGCTCGCTCTCTTCTGCGACCCATCACTTACTCCAGTTGAAGCCGCGCCGAGCCGGTGAGGGCGCTTTGTTGTTCAGCCTCTCTTCAACGATGGTGCGGCCCACCAGAGGAAGCCCATCGGGACGGACCCCGGCAACGGCAATGCCGAGTACTCGCTCGATGTAGCGACGCTGGGCGAAGCGCTGCTTCAGCGGCTTGCACAGGCCGTTTATCTCGTCCTCGGTCAGGTAAGGGCTCAAGACTGGTGTTTCAGCTCTCATGTGGCCGGCCCTCCTGTGCTTCTCTTGCGCGGGGTAGAGGCCGCGCTAGCCTTCTTCTTGGCGGCTGCCTTTGCCTTAAGGGCCTTCACATCCATGCCGGCATCACGCATCCACTTGGGGACTATGCCCATGCTCAGCATTGCCTTGTCCAGATTGGATCTGGGCTCAGGGTCCGAGGCTTTCAGCCGGATGGTCGGCATCGGGCCAGGGATTCTGGTCTCGAGCTTGACTTGAGTAATTCGGTGCGATTCCTTGAACGCCACAACATCGGCTTCGTTGAACACGATCCGGCGCCCGATCCGATAGCAGGGGATTGGTCCATAAGGAGCGGCCAAAGCGTAGAGCCCCCGAGAGGATATGCCGAGGATGGCTGCAGCTTGCTTAGCGTTCATGAGAAAACTCCTTGCTGTGTGGTCTGACGACGTAGGGGTTCCCAAGCATTCACGAGGAGTACGTTGTGCGATGACCCGTCTTGGCGCGTGAAGCGGGGGCGTTTTTCATTTTGCTCTGCCATGTTGATTGCTAGTTTGGGCAGGCGTTGTGCCAGCCGTATTGATCGCCTCGCTTGTTCTCTCCTGTCATGCCATCTGCCAGGCTGCCGATGGTGGCTGTCAGTAAACGGGCCGCATCAAGAACTCCCCGGATCTCGTTGATGTTTGCGGTTCTGCCGGCGCTGTCCACCACATCAAGCAGGATGCTCGCCTGCAAGGCGATGGCGCTAAGAACCTGGTGTTCTTTGGTTTCCTCCTGGGCGGAGACTGGTCCCGGATCGCGCGCAGGCGCACAGATGGCCTGCTTTCGCTCCCGCAGCGCCCTGAGAGCCGATGAATCTCCCGCAAGTCGAGAAGACCGGAAGGCACCGGACAGATCGACTGCCAGCGGCAGAGCTTCTCTAAGCAGGCAGTGCGCAGCGTTGATGGGGTCACTGCCATCAGTCTCTGCAGCGCTCAGCGCCTTTTTTGCCACGTCCAAGCTGTCGGCGATCATGGCCAGAAGCTCGCCCATGGCCGGCCTCAGGCCGTCCCCCATCCACGTTCCGTCGGTTCTGTTCACGTCCATCAGCAGAGCATCAGCCGTGTCAATGGCTTCATGGCCAGGGATGCGTGGCAACAGATCCGCAAGAGGCAAGATCAGGTTATGCACGCGCCGTGCCACGTCGCGTGCCAAGGCTTCATGCTCTTGGAGGATGTCGGGCTTCGCGACTTCGATGCATGGTGCTTCAACCATGGCGGCACCTCGTTTTGCTGACTGGCTTGAACACCTCCAGCACGCGGCCGAAGACGGTGATGGAGTTGAGGATCTCGGGCGTGCATTTGCCCCACTGCAGCGCATCAAGCCCGCGGGGATCAGCGATTTCAAGGGAGCCGTCCAGACGGTGGTGGAATCGCCTCACGCCAAACCATTGATGGCCCTGGCCATAGTAGAAGGCGATCAGATAGTCAGAGTCGCAGGTGATGTGGCGCGCATCGAAATCCACGCTGATCACGTCGCCCGCTTCGATGATGTGGCCGAACAGGCAGTTATGGGTGAGCAGGATGTGCCGACCGAACATTCCTGCAGCCTGGGCAGGGTGCTCCAGTTGGCCCACAGCCGTCGCCGGCATGACAGGCCTTATGCGCTGCTGGCGAGCTGGCGCCTTGCGAACTGCGACGGCGCTCATGGCTTTGCCTTTTTCCTGGCAATGCGCTGCATGTGGAACTCAACATATTCCTGGCCTTTCCTGTCGAGGCTCGCATAAACCGGGTGTTGGTGCAGAGTGTCGGCGGGCGTCATCACCTGGCGGCCAGTCTCATCCTGCACTGCCAGCATTTCAGCCTTCTCGCCCTCTCCAAACCAAGTGCCGATGTGTTGAATTCGGCCAATCATCGTATCGAGCAGCTCAGGCTCGGAGCGGGCCAGAGGCTTGGCGTCCATCACATTGATCTTGGCAATGAACGCATCTGGGAATTGCGACTTCAATGTGTCCAAGACCTTGGCAGCGTCTTGCCAGGATTCGTGACGAAACGCGAGGCGGGATCCGCGAGACGTCCAGACCTCGAATCGATGATCTGAGCCATTTCCCGAGGCCAGTTGCAGCCAGTCTTCCAGCGTCCGGATCTTGTCCTGGAACTCCCGTTCAATGGCGGCCATCCGGCCTTGATCCTTCAGCCGGTCCACAGCCCAATCAGGCAGGGGCGGAAGTGGATCAGGGACGATACTGGCGCAGTAGCTGTTCGTCTCCAACACACCGAGAATGAGGCATTCCCAGTGAGATGCGATCTCCTTGATGCGATCCAACAGGTCCAGCGCATCGACAGGCTCAGGCAGGGCTGGCGCTGCGCGGCGGTTCGGAGGAGTGGGGCGGGGGTTGCGGCCGGTCTTGGGGTTGATTCCGGCGTGGGTTTCCCCTGCCGCGCGAGGCGTGGCATCATTCGTCATGGTCTAAATTCCTGGCTAAGGGTTTTTGATCAAGAGCTCTGCGCAGTTGGAGCTGTGCAGGTTTCGGGCGAGGGCTAGCAGTTGGAGCTGCTGGCCCTTTGCTTTTTGGGCGGGAGGTGCTTGTTGATACTGCATAGGGTTGATGGCTTGGTTTGTGGGTGTCAACGATGCCCGTGATCCCGGTTCATTTAACTGGTAGCTTGAGATTTGCAGATTTGCAACACTCTTCAATGAGATTGGAGCGTTGCTCACGCCAGGGCTGCCTGGGGTTGCGAAGCTGGCTGCAGGGGTACGCCAGCGGGCTTCTTGTCGCGCTTCGGTTTCGGCGCGGTGCGCTGGGCCATCGCTGCCTCGACCAAGGGGCGGATCAGCTCGACCACGCTGGCATACCAAGCGGGGCGGTAGCCAGAGTGCTGATGCTCTACAGCCTGATAGGGGACCAGCGCGCCGTACTCTTTGCCCAGTTCCGTCACCACCCATTTGCTGCGAGGCTGGCCCTTGCCGTTCGTCCAGCGCTCTTTCGTCTGGAAGCTCAGCTGCTCCAGCGCGTTGTTGACCTGTTCTGAGGTCGCTCCGGCACCGATGAGCACTGCCAGTTCCTTCGGCGTCGTGCGCGGGTTGTCCGTGGCGGCCGTAGTGGTCAGTAGGTTCGTGTAATCCAGGCCCGTGACGGCCTTCACTTCCTTCGCAGCGATGACCTTTGCCATGCCGTCATCCACGCCCAGCAGTTTGCAGATCTTGAGCTGTGCGCCAGTGATCGCCGCGGCTTCGCGGTAGCGCATTGAGGCGCGGGCGGGCTTGCTGAGGGCCGGCTTAGGCAGCGCGGCGGCCTGTTCCAGCTCCTCCAGGCGGGAGATGATGCGGTTGCGCAGGTGGATGTCATAGCCAGATGCGAGGGTCAGGGTCAGATTGCGGTTCAGCTCCACCGAAGACAGATAGCCGCGGCTCTCGTAGTGCAGCGTAAAGCATTGATTTTGTTCATGATCCAGAACGGGATCATCTTCAAATGCCCCTTTGAACAAAGCTTCCACGTTGTCGCGGATGAACTGCCCGCGCTGGCTGGCCTTGTTGGCCGGGATGACGCTATCGACGTGCGCTCCCCCAAACAAGGTCAGAAGCATCACGCGGGTGTCACGGAGCACATGGCCGTGATTCTTGTCCGCGATGCTGGCGATTTCCTTGGTGTCCATCTTGCTGGGGATAGCGTTGACTTTGATGATGTTGCCCATTGGTTACGGTTCCTTTGCGGTGATTAACTATGCCAAATTTTTGAAAAAATTGCGCGTCACGATAAAGCTACTCATAAAGCACTTTTGAGTAACTCAAAAGTTGCTGAGGCGACTTTTAATTGGCTAACTACGATGTACTTTTTGGTTATTTCCGGTATGCGATGAATGGTTTGTTGACCTTCATCTTGTGTTAGTCATGTATTCTTTCTGCATGGGTTCGAAGCGGATGTCGTAGCCAAAAACATCAATCCTTGTAGTTCCGTTGCGCTATCAAGCGCGGCTTCAAAGCCCCTTTTTTGAACGTTGCTCTCAGGGCTGGATGAGTCCAGCGTTGTAGGTTTGTGCTTAGCTCCTTGAAAATCCGGAAAAAAGAGATTTGGATATTCACATGGTCAATGCGCTTGGCCGGCTGGACGAGTTGAAACGGCAGCATGATCGGCGCACGGCTTTCAAGTCCTGACCCCTCATTTGCTGATTCAGTTCTGAGCCATGGCCCTGTTAGATCGGAAATCATGCCCAACCCCCGGCGAACAGATTGCGAATGATGTCTGGGCTTTCGGCGCAGTTGGTGGCGTCGCGTTCCTCCAGGTGCTCGAATACCGCCAGGGCCTCGAACTTGCTGCGAGGTTACGGGTGCTGGCATCTGGGATGCGCGGTGGTTGCGCCAGAGCAGGCCCACAGCCCAGGCCATTGACTGCAGTTCATGAGGCGCTCCTTTTGATGGAGATGGGGAGGGCCTGGAACGCGGCGCCCGCGTCGATCTCGGTCTGGATGGTTTGTTCGCGCTCGTCGTAGGGCATGCCGGCTGCTGCCAGTTGCTCGCGCCGGGCGGCGGCGTAGTCAATGCGGATGCGCTCGCGGTCTTCGATCTGGCCGTTGCCGCCGAAGCCGCAATGCGAGCACATGCAGGGCACGCCCTTGGCTCGAAGCTCACGGCCCTGGCGCTCGGCGGCGTGGACTTGATGGGGCTGCAGGCCGTTGGCGCGGCAGATGCGACGGATCCAGCCTTCAGTGAGGCTGTTGTGCCCGTGGCGCGCGTCTTGGCGGACCTGCAAGAGCGCGTCCGTCTTGTTGAGCGTGATCTCTTCCAAGAGATAGCGGGAGAAGGGCTGCATCAATCACTCCAACAGGTTGAGGAATGGATGCCTGCGGCATCCCTTCGCAACACCTCGCTGCCGGGACTTCATCCCTGGACCTGCCCTCTGCATCCTGGTGGGCTTACCGGCTTCGTATCGCTTGCCGAGGTCTGTTCGCTTTGCGTGTGCGATGGATGCATCTTATAACTTAAGTTATTTATTCGTCAATACTCTTGGTTATGTGATGTTCCAAAAAGATGCTCTATCCCTCAAGCCCTCTGCAACATGGCGATGTGAAGGGCGCTAGAACGTCTAGCGATAGGAGTTAGAAATGACGGCGCAGCGTCCGACCTTTGCTTCCCAGGGTCGATGGATACATTGGGGGATCACTCGGGAGACACCCATGCACCATCTCGACACCATCGATGGAATCATTGCGCTCGCGGAGACAGGCCCTGGCGTTGAGCCAGGCGAGGCGCTCAACGTACTGGCTAGGATCATCAGCGACATGGATCCCCAGGAGGCCCACTACAAGGAGCGGGTGGCTGGCTTGGTACTCGTTGGGGCGACACTGTGGCGCACGTCCATCGCGGCAGGCGACACGAGCATTGATGCTGCCCTTTGGCGGGCGTAGAGCCCCAACAAAAAGCCCCGGCATTCGGGGCTTTGGCATCCACAGTGGCGATGGTTACCTTTGTGAGAAGTACCTCTTCCGCACGCCATCAACCGTCTGGTTGCACAGATTCTGCGTCGCAAGAGTGATCTCGGGGACGTGGATGCAGACCCCTGGCGAATGCCGAAAAGAATCAGCCTTCACTTCGTCGAAGTACTGCACTTCGCCGTCGGCGAGTTTGACGGTGTAGCGCGTCTTGTACTGCTGTACTGGGGCCGAGTCGGCCGCTGATCCAAGCATCGCCCCCAAGATTCCTACTGCCAAGTTCGCTCCAACTGAGTAGCTGTTGCCGCGCAAGGATCGATCAATGTACGCGGCGCTTGCCACAGCCCCGCCGAGAGCTGCGCCGCCAGAAGTGCCTGGTGTGGATTGGTCAACAGTCTGGACGTCAGTTATCACGCCATATCGATCAGGCTGGTGAGTTCGGACAGCGTGGGTATCTTGGAGCTTTGCTTGCTCGTCGGGAGACAGTGCATCCCAGTTGTCCTTTGACAGGTGCGCAATCGTTTTGGTGGGTGTTGGCGCAGCTTCTTGAGTGCTCGGGGTTGTCAGCTTCCAGGCGCCAAGCGCAGGGACTTCGACCTGCGGGACTGCCGTATACCCTGGGTCAGTGGTCCTTGCGGTATATCGAGGCATCTCTGGCGCTGAAGTGGCGCAGCCAGCTAACGTGGCAGCCAACAATGCAAGGAAGAGCGGCGAGCGCATAGTCACTCGTCGAACTTGATTGCGCGGCCCTTGCCCTCAAGGCTGCCCCAGCTCATTAGGGATATTCCGCCCTTTCCGTAGCGAGCCAAAACGACAGCATCAGCCCCCATCTCAGACGCCTTCTCTTTGAGCTTTTCAGTCACCATCTCGCGGGTAGGGTCCGGGTGGAAGAGGGTGGTTTTGTTGACCATGACAGAGATGTCGCCAAGCATCCTGTACTTGCGGTCTGTGATGTCGCTTTCTGTGACCTGGATCTGCGATGGCTGCTTCTTCGGTCCCTGGCCTGCAGTGATGTCGGCTGCACTGTTGTCCACCGAACTGGTTGACCAAGTTGCACAGCCCGTCATAGAGGCGCACAAAAGAATTGAGCAAAGAATTTTCGTGCGCATAGCTTTCCCTATTGTGGTGTTGTATCAAAAAGTACGGAGAGTGTAGGCCGTAACCGTTGAGCTTTGCAATGAGAAAGATTGCAAGTCACTCTACCGTCGCGGCCAAGCTCGGCCTGCGTGCCCTGCCGCATCCTGATCAGCCGATCCACTACTTCGATCGGTATCTCCAACCAAGCCGTCTTGACCGGCAGGAAGGCTGATGTTTTGGCTTGTACTTGAGTCTTTTGAGGGCTTTGCCGTTGGCGGCGCGTCGTCGCTGGCGGACTGGAGTCAGGGCGATAGTGTCATCGCGTCATAAGAAATCCCGCTGACTAATGTGAAGTGGCGCACTCAGACTGCCGCTGTCTGCGAGGCCACGCGCTGCCTTGATGCGTGGCTGCAGCGATGCTAGACGTGATGCAGCGGCGCGCCTGGAGTTGGACTGAACAGGCCAAAACCATGAGCGACACCTGTACGTATTGCGTCGGTGGCATTCATGTGCAGATTGCCCCGTTCAATGATGTTCCACATCTGCTCGTCAAATGTGGCGCCTGCGGCAACTACTATGTCTCGATGCCTAATGATATCGAGTACCAAAGAATCATGCGCTCCTTTGAGAGCCTCAGGGCTCCCGCTACCCTGCAGTCCGGCGGAGTAAGGTTGATGGAACATGAAGGAGGCCGTATCGCATGTGTGCCGCTTGCTACCAGCCAAGTAGATGAGCGTTGCGCAAGACTCGATGGCACCCATGTTGAAGGTGCTGACAGGTATTTGTAGACTCTTGATAACGTTTGCGATCGTCACGGCGGATGCAATGTGTCCGCCTGGCGAAGAGATCAGAAGGTTGATCTGGGAAAAAGAACTATTCGCCTGATACAAAGCCGGAATAGATCTTGTAATCGTGCCGTTGTCTACAACGCCTGACAACGTCATCCAGACGATCGGTTTCTCATCCATAGCTCGGCCCCCTTTAAGCAGCCAGTCAACAGCAGCTCACTTGGAAAGATCAACTATGCATTTGGCAAATTGCTCAACCATCTCGTTTGACCTTTCTCGTATCAATTGGCTCTCTCCAGCTTTAGAGTCTTTTACGGTTAGGTCAATCTCAATTTGCACATCTTGTTGACCTTTCTTCCTATTGAAGCCAAGCACAGTCTTTTGATTTTTCATGATTCCCTCGAAAACCTGCCTCTGTGAGTCATCAAGTGCTCCGATGAACAAAGCGTAGCCTGGGGTTTCTGCCTCTGTTCTGATGATATTTTTTGGAGCAATCCCATTGGTATCTCTCAGGAAAGCGTTTGCTGGAGCCCACGCTTTGGCACTTCCGTCCATACCATCTCTCACGCCAACCTTCAGCGCATAGCCAAAAGTATTCTGGTATGTCCTAATATAGTAGGAGCCATTTACCAATACAGGAGCGCTAGCCTTAGTAGAAAAATCACGGCCAATGGCGGCGAACTCAAAGCCACATGCACTTAACTGTCCGTCTGCCGTTTCACGATGACTTTTCACGAACAGCGTTCCAGACATGTACTCTGCAAGCTGCCTTTCTAGATCGCTTGTGGAGCACCATCCCGCCGTGGGCAGTAATGCAAGAAGAGCGAATAGATGATTTCTTGGCATGTCTTTCTCACATCATGATCTGCATACCATGGATTGAATCTGCAATTCGTTTTCCTGTCAATCGGACATGCGCGTTTGCAGATTAAACTTTAGAGTTAGGCCATCAGGGTCAATACTGCTGACAAATAAATTTCCAGGTGCACCCTATTTTCCTTTATTCGGGCACCCACTTCCCAATAACTACACCACAGATGGTCGCCTCGCCGTCGATTGGTGTGAGCCTGGGCTTCCAGTCCGGGTTCAAGGCGCGCAGGAACTTGCGGCCATCCTCTTCTAAGTACTGCTTGAACGTGGCTTGCTCTTGGCTCTCAAGGCGGACCACAACACGGTCGCCTGGTTGAGCCATCCGGCCCGGATCCACAAAGATGATGTCCCCAGGCTCGTAGGTAGGACGTGCGCCGGGGTTGCTCATGCTTTCACCTTCAACGCGGAGACAAAACGTGGTTTCTCCATGCCGCACAGGGCATGGCAGCCAGTCCTCCGCGTCACCTGGGCGAAACGTGTCCACTATCTCAGACCAATTTCCTGCTTGCACCGACGAAATCAAGGGTACAAGCTTAGGTGTGGGGCGGTCTGAAAAGTGGCCTGTCATCGGCATCATCACCTGATGTATGCGCAGTGGCTTCATGCCTGCGAGTTCCTCTGCTGTAGTGCCAAGCGCAGCAGCGATCTTGGCCCCGTGCTTCGTATCCCCGCCCTTCTCGATCTTCGCGATCGATACCTGAGAAATGCCTACGGCCTCAGCGAGTTGAGCTTGGCTCCACCCCCGCTGTTCTCTTAGCGCCTTCATGCGCTCACCAAAAGTACTCACTGACATCTAGTGATCTTATAACCGCCGTTGTGGGTGGTCAAAGAGTCTTGGTTATTGACATTGAGAACCTGAGTTATAAAATGGGTTATGCACGAAAAAAACCCATCTGTCCCGGCCCTTCGTGAAGCTATTTCCCTTGCCGGCTCTCAAGCAGCGCTGGGCCGGCTCATGGGGCACTCGCAGGTACTTGTTCACAAGTGGCTCAACAGCTCCAAGCCTTTGGGCGAAAAGCACTGTGCGAAGCTGGAAAAGCTCCTGGGCATCCATCGTTCGCGATCACGCCCTGATGACTGGCAGGAAATCTGGCCAGAACTCGTGCAGTCCACTGACGAAGCTGCGGAAGCATGACTCATGCCGCCGCGTCAGGACATCCTCCGCCCGCCGCGCGCTGTCTCCAGCTCGCGCTCCACGCACATCACGACCCGGCTCGCCCGGCAGCGGATGTGCAGCTCTCCCGCCATCCATGACAACTCCAGCTGGCTGGTGGTCAACGTCTGCTCCCGCGCGCTGGTGTCGGGGTTCACGTTGGTGCTGACGCTAGTCCTTGTGCTGGCGTGGAAGGGCTGTGTTTTGAGGTTCATGGCGGCTCCCTTTGGTGTGGTGGTTGTTTGCATTGCCGCGATGTTCGGCGTTCCCTTCTTCCCCGTCCACGTCCAATTTTTCAGGAGCCGGATATGAGCGCTCTCGATGCGCTGCGCCGCGGCGTTGATCACTTCCCGGGTGGCCGCGCTGTCGTGGCTGTTCGTCTCGGCAAGACGGACGAGGTTCTGCGCAAGGAGCTGTCTGGCGCTTCGTCGCACAAGCTCGGCGCTGTCGATGCGCTGGCCATCACCAGCCTGCTGCGCGAGGCAGCCATGCCCCACTGCTACGACTACGCGGCCTATGTCGCGGGCGAGGCTGGGGGGCGCTTTGAGCTGATGGAGGCTTGCCGCGTGGTGGTGGCGAGCCCCGTGGACAAGGTGTCAAAGCTGGTGCTGGAGACCTCGCACATCACCAGTGCGGTGATCGAGGCCATGCAGGACGGCGTGATCTCGGACAACGAGCTGGCGCAGATCGAGCGCGAGATTGCCGAGGCCGAGGAGGTGCTTCGCAAGCTGCGCCAGGCCGCGCGTGCCGTCAACGCCGCAGGCAAACCCCGTGTGATGAACGAAGCGCAGGGCGCGAAGGAGTAGGTATGGCCGGGGACTGGATCAAGATGCGGACTGACCTCTACCGAGACCCCAAGGTCTCGCTCATTGCTGATGCACTGATGGCTCCTGGCAGCGAGCTTTCGCGTTACGTCACGAACAACTGCCAGTGTGAAATGACCGTCACCCGTAACGTTATGCGTAACGTCACGGTCGGAGCGCTGGTGTCTGTTTGGGGTGTGATGCGACAGCGTGGAAAGCGTAACGGTGACGATTTGGTGTGTCACGGCGTGACGCTAATGGTGCTCGATGACATCGCTGATCTGCCTGGTTTTGGCGCTGCACTCGCGCTTTCGGGCTGGGTTTTGCAGACCTCCGAGGGCCTCGAATTCCCCCGATTTTTCGACGAATACAACGTCTCTCCAGAGGAGAAAACCCGCTCGCAGGGTGCTGAACGCCAACGCCGTTACAGAGAGCGCCAAGGCCAAAAAAGTGACGGTCAAAGTGACGGTTTTGGCTGCGTCACGGGTGACGTAACGGATAACGTCACTGTGACGCCTAGAGAAGAGAAGAATAGAGAAGAGAAAGAGAATACCCCCCAACCCCCCACCGGGGGCCGGCAGCGTCGTCGCAATGCTGCCGAGGAGCCTGACGGCTTTGTCGAGTTCTGGTCGGCATACCCCCGCAAGGTCGGCAAGGACGCTGCTCGCAAGGCTTTCGCCAAGCGCCGGCCAGACGCAGCGCTGTTGGCGAAGATGCTGGCGGCCATCACGATCCAGGCAAGTTCGACGCAGTGGCTGCGTGACGATGGCCAGTTCATCCCGCACCCCGCAACATGGCTCAACGCGGGTCGTTGGGACGACGAAGAGGGTGTGAGGCAAGCGGGGCAGGGCGACAGCGAGAGCCGTCCCCGCTGGGCTCTGCAGGCTGGTTTCGAGAACCGCTGGGAGGCGGAAAACGTGGGTTGTCGTGAGCACAACGCCCACCAATTCCGCGATGGCCACCGCGCGGAGGTGACCGCTTGAACGCCGCCGAACTCAGCCAGCGCATGGCCTCTGACGCCGCGGCGATTGCGCAGTACCTGCTGCCCAACGGCAAGCGCAAGGCCGGCGAGTGGGTGGCCGGCAGCATCAACGGCGAGGAGGGCCAGTCGCTTTCCGTCCGCCTGACGGGCACCAAAGCGGGCGTGTGGAAGGACTTCGCATCGGGTGAGGCCGGCGATCTGCTGGACCTGTGGGCCGCCTGCCGCAGCCAGTCCATCGGCGAAGCCATCCGCGAGGCGAAGCAGTACCTGGGCATCCGTGACGTGATGCCTGAGCGCGAGAAGAAGACCTTCAAGCGACCGCCAAAGCCGCAGTGCCAGGCCGCCAAGGCCGGCGTCAAGGAGTGGCTCAACGGCCGGGGAATCACTGACGAGACCATTGCTGCCTTCCGGGTGGCCGAGCAGATCCGGGGTGGCAAGACCTACGCAGTCTTCCCGTACCTGCGTGACGGCGAGCTGGTCAACGTGAAGTACCGCAACATCGCGGAGAAGCGGGACATGCGGCAGGAGGGCGGGGCAGAGCCTTGCCTCTTCGGCTGGCACCTGATTGACCCCAAGGCCCGCACCGTGGCAATCACCGAGGGCGAGATCGATGCCATGACGTTGCACCAGGTCGGCATTCCGGCCCTGTCGGTCAATGCTGGCGCTGGCAATCACCAGTGGCTGGAGAACGACTGGGAGCGCCTGGATTGCTTCAGCGAGATCCTGATCTTATTCGACAGCGACGAGGCCGGCAAGGCCGGGGCGCAGGAGATCGTCCGCCGCCTGGGCCTGGAGCGCTGCAAGCTGGTCACGCTCCCCGAGAAGGACGCCAACGAGTTCCTGCAGAAGGGCGCTTGCGGCGAGGACTTCTGGCACGCCACCAAGGAAGCCAAGACCCTGGACCCCGAGGAGATGCGCCAGGCCAGCGACTTCATCAACCGCGTGAAGTCCATGTTCTATCCGGCCCACGATGACGAGGGCGACCCGGTGCTGCGCCTGGACAAGGATCTGGACTGGTTCGAGTTCCGCTCCGGCGAGGTCACCGTCTGGACCGGCTACAACGGCCATGGCAAGAGCTTGATGCTGTCCCAGGTGCTGCTTGGGCTGATGCAGCAGGGCGACCGCGTGATGGTGTTCTCCGGAGAGATGACACCCGAACGCCAGCTCAAGCGCACCGTCAAGCAGGCGGCGGGCCTGGACCGCCCGAGCATGCCCTACATCGACGCCATCGGAGCCTGGCTGCACGACAAGCAATGGTTCTTCAACGTGGTGGGCAGCGCAGGCATTGACCGTCTCCTGGCCGTGTTCCTGTATGGCTCCAAGCGTTACGGCATGCGTCACTTCGTGATCGACAGCCTGATGATGACGGACGTCCCTGAAGACGGGCCGGGCAGCATGACCGCCCAAAAGGAAGCCGTCCGCAAGATCTGCGACTTCGCGCGCCGCAATGGCGTGCATGTCCACCTGGTCGCCCACCCGCGCAAGGGTGCTGACGAGTCCAAGGGCCCTGGAAAGCTGGATGTTGCCGGGTCTTCCAAGATCACCGACGGAGCTGACAACGTGTTCACGGTCTGGAGCGCGCGCAAGGACGAGAACGACGCCGGCCACGACCCCGACAAGCCCGACGCCAAGCTGGAACTGCAGAAGCAGCGCAACGGCGACGTGCAGCACTACAGCCAATACCTCTGGTTCAACAAGGCCGCCCAGCAGTTCGCCACGAACAGCCGGCGTCGCGCCATCAACTACGTCCCTTTCTCAACCCAGGAGCCAAAAGATGAATTCGCTGACCAACCCTGATCGCGCTGTCCCGAACCTTGCGGCTGGCCATGTCCTGCTGTGGAGCCAGAGCCAGTGCGCGCTGCATATCGAGCCCCTCATGGACATGCTGACCAAAAACCGCAGGGCGTGCGCAGCTGACCATTGCATGGACTACGTGCCTCTGACCATCGGCACACGCGAGGAGTGCGACGCCGCAGCAAGTCGGCTCCGGCCAGTCCTCAACGAACGCCGCAGCGGCACCCCATCCCATTGATCCAGAAGACCGTATGACAACAGAAGCACCAACCACACTCGCCGCTGAGCGGCCCAATGTCATCGAGCGCCTGACGAGCGCGAGCACCAGCAGCGATCTTTCCGTGGACCCGGAGAAACGCGGCGACGCGGACTACCTGATCGCCGCTGGCATCCAGCGCGCAGGCCTGGGCCGGCTGGTCCAGCAGCTGATCTGCGAATGGGACCGCCGCGAGAAGCCGCGCCCACTGACCGACGAGCAACTGCAGCGCGTTGCCGAGCAGCTTCCGCGAAAGAGCAGGGGGCGTCTCGACATGGTGGGCGCCCGCGTGGCCGAAGGCCGTTGGCACATGGAGCGCCGCATGCAGATCCTGGCCAGCCTGCCGCAGTACAGCCGTCTGGTGGACGCGCACGCCGGCTTCCTGCCCTGGGTGCTCGCGCAGGGCATCAAGGACGCCCGCGCCAAGCTGACCGACGTGCTGCTGTGGTGGTGCGACCGCAAGTGCCCGTGCTGTGGCGGGGTCAAGCTGGGAGAGATGGCCATCTGCGAGACCTGCAAGGGCTTCGGCGACCGTGAGGTGCCGCACGAAGCTGAGGGTCAGCTGATCTCCGAGCACATCGCTGAGCATGTGGACCGCGCCCGCTCGGGCACCATCGCCGCGCTCAAGCGGATGAGGGGGCTGAAGACAGTTGCAGCCGGAAAAGGGTGATGTATACTGCGTGCCTAGAGCGCAGGCGCAAACGATTCCGCCCGCGCTCACCCCGACAAACGTCCCCAGGCGGTGAGTCTGGCAAGACATGGAAGCGACGAAAAGTCGCGCTCAAATGAAAAGCCCGCCAGCTCTGCAGCCTGCGGGCTTTCTCACTTGTGCGACTTCGCTCAGAATGGTTGAGCGTCATGTGGCGCGCAAGACGGAGCTGAAGATGGTCGATGGTCGCGAACAGCTTGATGCAGTAGGCGGAGAAGGTATCCCATGGCCTCTCAAGGCGGGGACTCTCACAAACGACAATCGGCCTGTCCCATGGCCTTGGGCGGTGTCGAGTGAGAACATTGCCCTACTTTTAAGCGACTTGGTTGGTCGTCAGTTAAGGGTCTCTTCTGGGTCTGTTTCACAGGAAGTTGTACCCGGTCGAGTGACCATTCTTACGAATGAGGCTGGTCATATCGTTGACATCTATGTTGATCCCGGAAGACCCTCTATTTAGATAAGGCTGGGCGTCCGAGATGTCTGAGGTGACTCGGTGCAAGAGGATCTGCATGGCGCCGAGAGCCGATGCGCCGGTCTGTCTGAGCTCGAATCCCTGATCTCTACCTACAATCGGCGTCACTGCCCAACACTCCGATGACTGCCCGAAGCAGCTTGGATGAGCAGGATATGGAAGACACCTCCAAAGAAATAGCCCGCTAGGTTCGCCAGCGGGCTTTCTTGTTTGAGTCATAGAGGTGAGCCTCCAAGATAATTGCCGCATGTCAGAAATCATCCTAGTGGCCCTCTGCTTCTTGGGTGCGCTCATACTGGTCTCCAGCATTTGGCACTACCCCAAGTTGAGGTGGCTATTGTTCGCCTTGGTGCTTGTCTCGTTCCTAACTCGTTTCGACTGGTTCACGAGCCTCTTCGGTTGGCAGATGTAGCATCCGGAGGTAAAGCCTGCAAGATTCGCCTGCGGGCTTGGTCGTTTTGTCTCTTCCCGCTATGCTCGGTCCAAGATTGGAGGGTATATGTTCAAAGTCGGTCAGACAGCTCGAGTTATCGATTCAAACCCGGAAATTCAACTTGAAATCACAGCAGTGGTTGGCGTTGATCGCGTTCTTGCCCGCGTCACCTCCTACCCAGGCACTGGTGAGCAGCATGGCTATGATGTCAGTGACCTGCGTCGCACTTTCACTATGCATGAACTCTGGAAAGAGTCAGATTTAGCTCGCCCTTAGATTTCCTACCTATTCCCGAAGCCCGCTGGCACCGCTCGCGGGCTTTTCTGTTTTCGCCTCCAGCCAACCAGTTGGCGCTCAGCGAAGTAAACGGCACACTGTCAGGAGCGTTGGTCCGTGAGCCCGATGAGGGTAATTAGTTGTCTTGCTAATATTCAACAATCAGTCAGGTTTCACCAAATACTCTATTTAGACTTGGTTCTGGCTAATGAAAATAATTAGCACTGAAACCATTTCTTATGAACAGGGAGCTTTGCATGAAGAAGTCTTTTTTTGCGGCTGTAGGTTTAGTTGCGGCACTGGGTGCAGCGTCCAACGCATTTGCTGCAGGCAACTTGGAGCAAGCGCATATCTGCGTCGTTTCTGGCTGGGCTTGCGATGAAGCAGACCCGAGCTACACAGGCAGCGTTCTCGTGTACCACAGCGATGGAAGACTGATTCGCAAGCTGACCGCCAACCATTACCGCGAACCTGGTGTGGGAGCTGCGTGCGGCGGAAATTCCTATCGTGGTTTTGCTGGAGAGCTGGACACAACTCCTGGCCAGGATTTCTCTGATGGCTATCACAACGTCCGTGTGTACTTCGAGCGCCGAAATGGATCGTTGCTTGAAATCGGTGGATCGCCTCGCGTAGTGCTTTTTGGCCCTGCGCAGCTGAGCCCTGGGCCTAATGAGTGCGCAAACCCCCGAGGATGGGGCAACTGATCTAGCTGATCAGATTCAGAGCTGCATGGCTGCTCATAGATCAACCCGGCATTGCCGGGTTTTTTCGTTTCCAAGAGGTTGTGTTATGCCGCCACTAGGTGTACCCGGCAAAGCATGCATTGCGCATGGGGTGCAAGGCCTGCGTGGCGGCACCTATTCAGGTGGGCATCAGGCTGTACGTGTGTAGACAGCGTGGTTGTCGCTGCGCCTGTGACTGAACTTGGCAATGCCGCTGCCCTCAAGCTTCTTGCGGAATATCTTGCCGAGCTGCTTCCGTTCACCAGGAGTCAACGTCTGGCGGACTCGTTCCTCTAGGAAGTCGCTCAAGAGGAACTGCTGGCCGTTGTGGCGTTGGGTTTTTGCAAGCTCCGCGAGAGAGTCCACCAAAGCCTCCAGGGTCAGAGAGGGCTGTGGATCGGGAATTGTCAGGGATTGCTTCAAGAGTTGGGCGATGAAGTCGCTGGACTCCATGTCTGCCTCCACGGCTGCTTCCAAAATTTTCGCTGCAAGAGCGTCTTCAATGTCTATGATGAATTTCATAAGATGTCTCAAGTTTGTTGTTAACTTCTGATGATTTTCAGAAGTTGACTGAATGATATCTGAAAAAATTCAGGCGTCAATCAAATTTTTGATAGCAAGCCAAGCTGGAGCTTGCTCAGGGTTCGGTTTGCCGGACCTAGGAGATTGACATGGCTCAGAGACCACGCATCAGCGCGCTGCCGCTACGGATCCGGAAGGCCGACCCCCGCAAGATGCAGCAGGCTCCTCGCCTCGGTGCTACCGGTAGAGCCCGGGGCCGCTCCAGGCAGGAGGCCAGGCTGAGGATCTGGCTGCGAGACGGACCACGCTGCGCGTGCTGCGGAGAACTGATCGATATCACACCAGGCACGCCCCGGCCCTTCGAGTTGGATCACATCGTCCCGCTGTGGCAGGGCGGCGAAGACACCGACGACAACAGGAAGTGCCTGTGCGTCAGCTACGACGCCGAGGGCAACAAGCGCGGCTGCCACGTCGAGAAGACCGCGCGTGAGGCGACAGATCGGTCGATGAATGATCGGCGCGCCTGAGCCCGCCTGATGCGCATCAGAGGCATCGTCGGGACGGTCCGGGCGAGGGGGTGGGGCAAAAGGCTGGAAGCCTCTGCCCTGGATACCGCCCTGTTCCGCACGCGCAAGAAATTTCCCCCTATTCAAATAATTCAAATGGAGTTGCTATGGCCGGAGTCAAAGGGCGCAGCGGCGGCGCGCGTCCAGGCGCCGGCCGTCCACCGAAAGAGCCTGCATATCTGAACCTGAGTGTTACCTACGACGAGCCCGCCAAGTTCCTGAAGGCGGTGATGAACGACAGCGGCACCGAGGCCAAGCTGCGAGTGGACGCCGCCAAGGCGCTGCTGTCCGCAGAGGTGCGCCGGGCCGAGAACGGCGGGAAGAAGGCGGCCAGCGCAGAGAAGGCCAGGAGCGCAGGACGCGGCAAGTACGAGTCTGCAGCACCACCAGCTCATCTTCAATAGGAGTAGCCGATGCCTGAATGGACGACTGCTTGCCCAGACTGGGCCGAGCGGCTGCGTGATGGGCGCTCCATCATCCCGCCGCCGATCTTCCCTGCAGAGGCCGAGGCCAACCTCATCGTGATGCGTGATCTGCGGATCGTGGACGCCCCGGGTAGCCCGCGCATGGAGGACTCCTGCGGCCAATGGCTGTTTGACCTGGCTGCCTCGATTTTTGGGGCATACGACGCCTCGACCGGCCGACGGCTTATCAAAGAGTGGTTCGTGATGCTGCCGAAGAAGAACTTCAAGTCGGGGTTCGCGGCTTCGGTGATGTTGACCTTGCTGATTCGCAATTGGCGGAAGTCGGCGGAATTCACGATCCTGGCTCCGACCAAGGAGGTTGCTGACAACAGTTTCAGCCCCGCCAAGGACATGGTGCAGTTCCTGGAAGAGGATGAGGACGGTGAGCCATACAGCGAACTGTCGGACCTAATCCACGTCCAGGATTCACAGCGCATCCTTACTCACAAGAGCAAGGGCGCCAAGCTGAAGGTGATTGCAGCGGACACGAACACGGCAGCGGGCAAGAAATCTGTTGTCCTGCTCGTCGAGGAGTTGTGGCTGTTTGGCAAGAACCCAAAGGCAAAAGACCTGTTCCGGGAGGCGGCGGGTGGATTGGCCTCAAGGCCGGAGGGCTTCACGCTCTACATCACAACGCAATCGGACGAGCCGCCAGCTGGCGTGTTCAAGGAAAAGCTGGAATACGCCCGCAAGGTTCGCGATGGCGAGATCATCGATCCCCAGTTCGTTCCCGTCCTGTACGAGCACCCTCCGGAGATGGTCAAGAGCGGCGATTGCCTGCTCCTTGAAAACATGCCGATGGTGAATCCGAACTATGGCCGGTCGGTGGACGAGGAATTCCTCACTCGGGAGCACCGCAAGGCCGAGGCCGAGGGCAAAGATTCTCTGAAGGGCTTCCTTGCGAAGCATGCCAACGTTGAGGTGGGCCTGAACCTACGTTCTGATCGCTGGACTGGCGCTGACTTCTGGGAGGCTGCGGCCATCCCGGTTTTCTCCCTGGAGGAGCTGCTCGACCGCTCGGAGGTGGTGGAGGTCGGTATCGACGGCGGCGGCCTGGATGACTTGCTGGGCCTGGCCGTGGTCGGGCGTGAGATCGATACAGGCCGCTGGCTCTCATGGGCGCGTGGCTGGATCCACCCGATAGCCCTGGAGCGCCGCAAGTCCGAGGAATCCAAGTACCGCGACTTCATCAAGGCCGGCGACCTGGTGCTCGTTGATCGGGTCGGCCAGGACGTGGAAGAGGTGGTCCAGATCGTGGAGCAGATCGTGGATACCGGCCTGCTCGACAAGGTGGGCGTGGACCGGCTGGGCCTGGGCGCCATCTATGACGCCCTGGTGGGCACAGAGGACGAGCCGGGGCCTGTGGAGTCTGACCAAGTGGTGGGCATCCCGCAGGGCTACCAGCTCAACGGCGCGATCAAGACGGCAGAGCGCCACGTCGCCGCCAAGAAGCTGGTGCACGGCGGCCGCGCCCTCATGGCCTGGTGCGTGGGTAACGCCAAGACGGTGATGCAGGGCAACGCCGTGACCATCACCAAGCAGGCCAGCGGCGTCGGCAAGATCGACCTGCTGATGGCCCTTTTCGATGCCGTGTATCTCATGGCCCTGAACCCGGAGGCGAAGGCCGGCCCGGCGATTTACTCACTGGAGCTGGGATGACACAGACATTCAACATGACCGCGCCCCAGCACGGCAGCCGCGTGCTGTCCGGCTGGATCGCGGGCCGCGAGGGTGCGGCAGAGCGCGCCGGCCTGCTGGCGCTGGGCGAAAACGAGGTAACGAGCAGCGGAACGTCCATGGGCGAACTGGCGAACCTGCTGGGCGCTTCGAGCCGCTCGGCGGCCGGTGTGCGTGTGACCAAGGAAACGGCCATGCGCGTGTCGGTGGTCTATGCCGCCGTCTCGCTGGTCGCGGGCGCCATCGCCTCGCTGCCCATCTCGATCTACGAACGAGACACGCGCGAGAAGGTGGATCACGACTACTGGTACTTGCTCAACGAGAACGCGGGCGGCGTCTGGTCCGCCTTCACGTTCTGGGAGTACCTGATGAGCGCCAAGCTCTTCGAGGGGGACGGCTTCGCCGAGCTGGTGCGCTCCAGCGTGCGCAGCTCCAAGATCATCGCGCTCAAGCCGCACCATCCGCTGAGCGTGGACCCGTTCCGCAAGGGCGACAAGGTGCTGTACCGCATCAACCCCTCGGACGGCGGGCCGGCATACACGCTGGACAGCGCGGACATGCTGCACGTTCCGAGCCTGGGGTTTGACGGCCTGCGCAGCCCCAGTGCGATCACCTTCGCAGGGCGCGAGGCCATCGGCGCGGCCATCGCCGCCCAGGAGCACACCAGCCGGTTCTTCGCCGGTGGCGCGAACATCGACTATGCGCTCAAGGCGCCGGGTCGGCTCTCCGACAAGCAGCTGGGCGACCTTAAGGCCTCATTGTTGGCGCGGGCGATGAACGGCGGTCGCGGGCCGCTGATCCTCTCGGGTGGCCTGGAGCCGGCGCAGCTGTCCATCAACAGCAAGGATGCCGAGATCCTGGCCACCCGCCTGTTCAACGTGGAGGAGATCTCCCGGATCCTGGGCGTGCCGCCGCACATGATCGGCCACACGGACAAGCAGACCAGTTTCGGAACGGGCATCGAGCAGCAGGGCATTGGCTTCGTGCGCTACACGCTGCAGCGCCACCTGACGCCGATCAAGCAGGAGCTGAACCGCAAGTTCTGGCCCGTGCGCGAGAAGCTGTTCCTGGAGCACATGGTCGAGGCGCTGGAGCGGGCCGACCTGAAGACCCGGTACGAGGCCTACCGCATTGCGATGGGCCGGGCCGGCGAGATGCCGTGGATGGACGCCAGCGAGGTGCGCCGCCGCGAGAACCTGCCGCCGAACGCCAGCCTGCTGCGCAACCCCGGCAACCCCGGAAAAGATGACGGGAAGGGAAACAATGAAAAACCGACTCAATAAGCTGTACGCGGACAACCGCCGCGCCAGTGCGCGCAAGTTCGAGGTGGTGGCCAAGGCTGCCGACCGCGAGGCCGAGGTCTACCTGTACGACCACATCGTGTCCAGCGAGCTGGAGGCCGAATGGTGGGGCGGCATCGCCCCGGGGCCGTTCGTGAAGGCCATCCGTGATCTGGACGTGGACACCATCCATCTGCGCATCAACAGCCCAGGCGGCTCGGTCTTCGCGGCCCGCGCCATGGAGCAGGCGCTGCGCGAGCATGGCGCCAAGGTGATCGTGCACATCGACGGCATCGCGGCCAGCGCGGCAACTTTCATCGCCATGGCGGGCGAGGAGGTGATCATGGCCAAGGGTGCCATGTTCATGATCCACAAGGCATGGACCGGAATGTGGGGCAACGCCAACGACCTGCGCAAGGAGGCCGACCTCCTGGACAAGATCGACGGCACCCTGGCCGAGACCTACGCGGCCAAGACTGGCAAGGAGTTGTCACAGATCTCCGAATGGATGGCGGAAGAAACCTGGTTCACGGCCGACGAGGCGCTCGAGAACGGCTTCGCCACCTCCATCGCGGCCAGCGACGCCAAGGCGCGCGCAAGCGCCAGGGCAAACGCCAAGGCCTGGAACCTCTCGGCCTACGCCAACGCGCCGCGCGACCCCTGCGACGAGCCAGAGCCCACGCCCAAGACTGAACCCGCGAACGACCAGCAGTTCGCCACCGAAGACCACCGCGCCCGCCAGCAGCAGCGTTTGAGCATGCTGGCCCGCCTCTCCCATCAGTAAGCGCCTCGCGCAACTGAGACCGCCGCCCACCGAGGCGGCTTTTTCATGTCCGAACGACCTGCGCGAGCGGTCAAAACCTGAAAGAAAGGCTCACCATGAGCAAACTTGCACAACTGCGCGCCCAGCGTGACGCGAAGGCCAAGGCCGCCGCCGAACTGAACGCCAAGACCCCGGCCGACCAGCGCATGCCGTCCGCCGACGCCTCGGCCCTGGACACCATCCTCAACGAGATCGAGGCCATCGACGGCGAGATCGCCCGCGAGAACCGCATCAACCAGGCGGCCGGCGACGAGCGCGCCGAGCACGAGGCTGCCATGAATGCAGCGGCCCGCAGCGGCGGCGGTGGCAAGACCACCGAATCCGACGCCCTGCGCGCCATGCTCAAGGGTGGCCTGTCGAACCTGACCGATGAGCAGCGCTCGGCGATGCGTGCTCGCCAGACAGGCGACATCCAAGGCGCCATGTCCACCACGACCGGCTCCGAAGGCGGCTACACCGTGGCCACCGAGTTCAGCCGCTCGCTGCTCGAAGCCATGAAGCAGATGGGCGGCGTTCGCGCTGTGGCCAGTGCGATCCAGACGGCGACCGGCGCGCAGATGCTGTTCCCGACGGCTGACGCGACGGCGGAGGAGGGCGAAATCGTCGGCCAGAACGCTGCCGTCACGACTGGCGAGACCACCTTCGGCCAGGCGTCTCTGGATGTCTACAAGTACAGCTCCAAAAGCATCGCGCTGCCCTTCGAGCTGCTGCAGGACTCGTTCATCGACATCGAGGCCTACATCAAGTCCCTGCTGGCGCTGCGCCTGGGTCGCATCCAAAACCGCCACCACACCGTCGGCACGGGCACTGGCCAGCCACGCGGCATCGTGACGGCCGCTGCGGTCGGTAAGACCGGGGCCTCGGGACAGACCACCAGCGTGACCTACGACGACCTGGTGGACCTGGAGCACTCGGTGGATCCGATCTACCGCCAGCGCGCTGGCTACATGTTCCATGACGACGTGCTCAAGGTGGTGCGCAAGATCAAGGACACCCAGGGGCGCCCGATCTTCGTGCCGGGCTACGAGCAAGGCAACCCTGGCGGCGCGCCAGACCGCCTGCTGGGCCGCGCCATCAACATCAACCAGAACATGGCGCCCATGGCTGCCAATGCCAAGTCCATCCTGTACGGCGACTTCAACAAGTACATGGTGCGCGATGTGATGGACGTCACGCTCTTCCGCATGACCGACTCGAAGTACACCGAGAAGGGGCAAGTTGGCTTCCTGGCCTTCTGCCGTTCGGGCGGCAACATGCTGGACGTGGGCGGCGCCGTCAAGGCCTACGCGAATTCGGCCACCTGATCGGCCGCCGATGAACCCAGGCCCCGGCTACGGCTGGGGCTGCATCTCAAGGAGCCGACATGGCAACGAAACCGAAACCCGCACCCACAGCACCCACGGCACCCACGGCGCCAACCGCCGACCAGGCTGCAGTCCAGCAGACCCCGCAGCAGCGGGGCGACGAGACGGAGCAGTCTGGCGAGACCCAGGCCCCGGCTACGGCTGGGGTCGCAGATGAGCAGCCCGCTGGCGCTGACGTGCAGCAAGACCCCGGCCCGCAGGAGCTGGTGCTGGTCGATGTGCGCGTCCTGGCCGCCGTGACCATCGATGGCGTGCGCTTCCAGCCCGACGACGTGATCGAGGGCGTGCCCGAGGCCATCTCCCAGGCCTACGCCGGCAGCGTAGACCCGCACCCGGATGCCGTGGCATACGCGCGCTCGGTGGGCTCGCCCGTCAAGCCTTTCCCGGGCCAGGCCCATGCAGAGGATTGACCTCGCGCGGGCCAAGCTGCACCTGCGGGTCGATGGTGATGAGGAGGACGCCCTGATCGAAGGCTGGATCGCTGCTGCGTACCTGGCCATTGAGGGGAAGATCTTCGCCAAGCTCTACGAAGACCAGGCCGAAATCCCCGAGGGGGCTGTCGGCCTGGTCATCGATGAGGCCATTCACTCGGCCGCGCAGCTGATCATCGGGCACCTGTACGCCAACCGCGAGGCCGTGGCCCCGGGCCAGGCCGCTGGGATCCCGATGGGGGCCGACTGGCTGCTGCTGCCTTACATCAACACGGCAGGAGGCTTCTGATGCAGGCCGGCACCCTTCGAGACCGCATCCACATCCAACGCAAGACGGGCGGCAAAGACGGCTGGGGCACGCCCGAGCCTGAGGCCTGGGAGAACATCTCCCCGGGCCGCATTGCAGCCAGCGTTCTGCACAAGTCAGGCCTGGGCACGATTAAGGCCGACGCAGAGGTGTCCATCGTCCGCGCGAGCATCCGGATTCGCCGCCGCACAGGCCTGGACACCGGCATGCGCGTGCTGTTCGACGGCAATGTCTACGAGCTCAAGGCGGTGCTGCCTGGCCCAACCCGCGAGTACATCGACCTGGTGTGCGAGCTCATCCAGGGCAAGTCTTGAAGGAGGATTGAATGGCAAGGCGCACCCTATCCAATCCAGGGCGGGATGGCCGCCGCAAGGTGCTGACAGGCGGCAACTCGTTCGGCATGGAGCTCGACCTGAGCGCATTGAACGACATGCTCAGCGCGTTGGAGTCCGGCGTGGAGGCGGCCATCCGGCCCATGGCCCAGGCCGGCGCACAGGTGATCTACGAGCGCGTCAAGCTCAACGTCCAGGGCCTGGGGCGCGTGACAGGCAACCTTGAACGCTCCATCTACCAGTACTTCAGCGACGAGAAGTCGGAGGACGGGAAGAGGGCGGAGTACCACATCAGCTGGAACCACAAGAAGGCGCCCCACGGGCACCTGGTGGAGTTCGGCTACCTGCAGCGCTACCGCTACTACCAGACCAACGACGGCCAGGTGCGGCCCATGGTACGGCCCGGCATGGACGGCCAGCCGCCCCCGCCCCGCCGCGCGAGTCAAGCCCAGAAGGATGCCTACTACGTGACTCTCCCGAGTCCGAAGCAGGTGCCCGGCAAGGCATTTGTGCGCAGCGCGGCCAGCTCGCTTCCGGAGGCGCAGAAGGCCGCCCAGGCTGAGCTGTGGCGCCGGCTGTTTGAACAGGGGGCCTACGGTGGCGCTTGAATCTGACCTCATGGCCGCGCTGCTTGCTGTGTGCCCGCGCGTGCATGTCGGTACGGCGCCCTACGGCACCCAGCAGCCCTACGTGACGTGGCAACACATCGGCGGCGATCCGCTGGAGTGGCTGGACAACACGGTGGCCGACAAGCGCAACGTGCAGATCCAGATCAACACCTGGGACAGCACGCCGCTCAAGGCATTTGCGCTCATGCAGACCATCGAAGCCGCACTGCGCGGCGCGATGCCCCAGCTGATCGCGCGCCCAGTCTCCGAGCCCATCGGGGCCTATGGCGACGGCGACGAGACGCCGGGCTACCTGCAGACCTACACCATCTGGGGCGCCCGATAGGGCCCCGACCAGTTCCGCCGCCTGGCGGCTTTCTTGCCCGCTCGGGCGCAACCTCATACCCGCTTCGGCGGGTTTTTTCATTTCCGAAAGGCCCACCATGGCATACACCGTTCCGGACGGCAGCAAGCTGTTCATCTCCACCGTCTACGCCGCGGCCATCGCCGTCACGGCCGTGACCAACGCCAGTCCCGCCGTGGCCAGCGCCGCTGCGCATGGTCTGCCCAACGGCAAGGAGTTCATCTTCACGTCCGGCTGGGATGACGCGAACAACCGCGTTTTCCGCGTCGCCAACACAGCGGCCGGCACCTTCGCCATCGACGGCCTGGACACGCTCAACGAGAACCGCTTCACGCCGGGCGGCGGCATCGGTTCGGTGCTGCCCATCACCACCTGGCAGGAAATCCAGCAGGTGCTGAACCCCTCGACCTCGGGCGGCGATGCGCAGTTCGCCGAAGTGGCTCCCTTGGCCAGCATGAACACCTTCCAGATCCCGACCGGCTTCTCGGCCACCAACATCACCATCCCCATCGGCGATGACCCCAGCCTGCCGGGTTACAAGGCTGTCAAGAAGGCCTCCGAGGACCGCCTGCTGGTTGCACTGAAGGTGCTCAAGCCCAACGGCAACGTGAACTACTTCTACGGCTACATCGCGCTGAACGAGATTCCCTCGCTCACCAAGGGCCAGGTTGACACCGTGACCGCCGCCATGGCCCCGCAGGGCCGCACCACCCGCTACGCCGTCTGATCGGCCCCAGTTGCACCGGCCCGGCTGTTTCGTCTCTCAGCAGAGGCGGGCAGTCGGGCGCGGGCATTTCTCATCCATCTGCTGAAAGATCATCACCATGAACGCTCCTGCAAAGAAGGCCTCCATTCCCGCCAAGACTGAAAAGCCCGCCGCCTTCGTGTTCGGCAAGCGCCCCGAAACCATCTCGGGCAAGGTCGAATTCCCCCTGCCCGATGGCAGCATGGCCACGCTCAATTGCACGTTCCGCTACCGCACCCGCAAGGAGTTCGGCGAGCTCTGGGATGACGTGGCAAACACTGCAGTGCGCCTGGCCACGGAGCAGCAAGAGCAGTCCGCCAAGAGCGATGGCGACGCCTCCAAGTTCACCTACGCCTACATGTACGAGCGTGGTGATGCGGCCAATGCCGAAAACGCCATGAAGTACCTGGTGAGCTGGGGCGACGAGAACCCGCCTGTGACCAAGGAATCGCTGAACGAGCTGTTCGACCAGGCACCCGGTGCGAGCGCCTCCCTGTGGGACGCCTACCGATCGCTCTGCACCACGGGCCGCCTGGGAAACTGAGGGCCATAGCTGCTGCCATCTACCACAAGCCCCCGACAGCCGAGCAACTCGGCTTTTGGGGCATGACGTACCGGGATTGGGAGGCAGAGCAGCAGCCTGTGGAGATATGGCCCGAGAACTTCCCGGCCTACAAGCTGTGGTGCAAGGTCGGCAGCCAGTGGCGCTACACGATGAGCGGCCCGGCTTCGCTCGACTACATCCCGCTGCAGCACGAATTGGATCGCATGGGCCTGAGCGAAGAGGACTACGACGCGCTGTTCAGCGACATCCGCGTGATGGAATCCGAGGCCTTGGCCGCAATGCGAGAGGAGTGACAAATGGCGACAGAACCGCTTGAATTGCGCCCCCGTGCGCTGGTATGCCACCCCCGAAATGGCTTGGTGTTGGAGTTTTCCGAGCCGCTGGGAGTGGATGCGTTTTGCATCTCTCTCGGCGCGCCGCCGGCTACCTGGAATTCTGGAAAGTCACAGGTTCTTCAGAAACGTTCCAATCGTCTCGATGGCTGTCGGAGCCTTGTCAAGCCCAAGGTCCACAAGCTTCAGTACGAGGTGTTTTGTGGTCTCGGCCGGCAGCTCTCGAAGCTGAGCAAGGTATCGCTTCTTTTCGGGCTCAGGAAGGTCTGACTGAAAGATCTTGTTTTCGATTAAGTCCTTGATGGTCTCGTCGTGGAGCTTGATCGTCACAACGCCGAGAATTGCCGATAGGCCGCCGTCGTCGGCGAGGAAATCCAAGCCTTTGGCTGTGATCTTTGCCTGAAATGGCAGCGGCGCCCTCACTGAAATCGTCTGCCTGAAGCTGGCCTCGCACAGGCCATGCTCATGCAGATAGGCTAGATTTCCAGCGCTCCCAGGGGCATCTTTCTCCCACTGCTGTACGTCGACTGTGGCCGGATACCTTTCCTCCAGGCGCCTGAGTAGATCAAGCTGCAGTTCTCGGTCCAGTTTCATCGCTTCGCCCTCCCGGCGATGGGTTGTGTGGAAGCTCCCATCGTATGCCAGGAGTGCTGCCAACTCTGAGGGCGCCTATGCACTACGTTCCGTGTAGTTTTGATGTTTGGAGCGGGGCGGTGCAGGCTTTTGGGACAGATACGTTGTTTCCGTTACCATCAAGCGATGAGCTACTACGTCTTGGGAATCGCTAAGGATCTTGGTGACGACGTGGCACCTCTATCTGAACAGATGCGTGTCCGCCCACGCGCTCGCTTTCTCTCGGGCTATCTAAATGAGATTGCCCCAGCTTTCCAAGAATTCTCTGAGCGGGGAGAGGAAATCTTGACGCTTCACAGCTTTGCGAGCATCCCCTCCAATCAGAGCGATCTCGCGATGGCTATCTGCGAGCGGCTGCGGCAATCTTTCTTGAAGAGGCCGAAGATGTGGAGAGTGCATTTGGGCACCATCACATTCCCGGGAGAAGCAGAGAAGCCTTTCGAGCCGCTGGTGGTTAGGCGACGGGCCCTGTCCATGATCGACCGAATCCAGCATCTCCTAGACACCGTTCGCAACGACGGAGGAGTAGTGGTCTTTGGTGGTGGTGCTTGGTATGTTCCACTCTGTGGAATCGAGCTGCCACCAGGCACTGTCCACTACTCGTAGCCTCCTGCATCGTCGCTGGACCGATGGAAACCTTGGCCTGATCCCCGCTCTATGTCGTGAGCTTGTGCGAAGGTTGAAATAGCACAGCATCATTGAACAACTTCAGAGCCCCGGACCTCCGGGGCTTTTCTATTTCTGGCTCGCCTTTGGCGGGCCTTTTTTTATTGGGCGGATCTATGACGCAAGAAGGACCCAAGGCCGTCGTCAGTGTGGTTGCGGAGGACAACACCAAGGATGCGTTCAATCAGATAAAGCAAGGCGCCAAGGACACTGCTCAGGCAGTCACAAGGGCCGGTCAGGAGGCGAGCAAAGGCATCTCTCAAATGGGAGGTGGCGCCGAACAGACCGCTCGAAAGCTGGAGTCCTTTGAGAAATCCTGGGTCAACAGCGTTCAGCGCGCCCTGGTCGCCGCAGAGGCGGGCGAGAAAGGGACCGCCAAGTATTTTGAAGCCTGGGGCAAGTATCGGGGCATTGGCGGCGACGTCATGGAGCCTATTCTTGCCCAGTTGCGCGCGGTCGAGGCCGCACAGGCCGCCGCTGCTGGCGCTGCCACAAAGGGTCTCGGCACTATGGGGGCATCCGCAGCGCAAACCGCCGCCGCGCTGCGCCAGGTGCCCGCTCAGTTCACCGACATCGTGGTCAGCCTCCAGGCGGGCCAGGCTCCCCTTACTGTGCTGCTGCAACAGGGTGGCCAACTCAAAGATATGTTTGGCGGCACTGGCGCCGCTGCCAAAGCCCTTGGCGGATACGTCATGGGGCTGGTGAGCCCGCTCACACTGGTTGCTGCCGCTGGCGCTGCGATGGCTGTGGCGTTCCATCAGGGGGCTCAGGAGAACGAGGCGTTCGTGCGTTCCATTGCCCTAACTGGCAATGCGTCTGGCGTCACCACAAGCCAGCTGCGTGAGTACGCGCGGCAGATCGATGCTGTGGTAGGGACTCAGGCACAGGCTGCGTCCGGCCTGGCTGATTTTGTCGCGGCTGGTGTGCGTGGTGGCGAAGAATTGCGCCGCTACACCCAGACCGCCATCGAGTGGGAAAAGCTCACTGGCCAGGCTGTCAGCAAGACAGCTGACCAGTTCGCCAGCCTGCAGAAGGATCCGTTGGCCGCCGTCATCAAGCTTAACGAGGGAACCAACTTCCTGACGGTTTCCGTGTACGAGCAGATCAAGGCCCTGGATGACCAGGGCCGCAAGGCTGACGCATCGAAGGTAGCCATGGACGTGCTGGACGGCGCCATGCGCGAGCGCGGCAAGACCATCAAGGACTCCCTGGGGTACATCGAGCGCGGATGGAATGCCATCAAAAGCGCAGCGTCGGGAGCTTGGGATGCGATGCTCAACGTTGGCCGCGCATCAACCCCCGTAGACACGCTGGCTGCGGTGCGGAAGCAAATCGCTGATCTTGAGAAGCGCTCCTCAGGCGGGTTTGGCGATACGGGTGGCGGGGCGGCGACTGGCAGGCCTAGTCAGGAAGCTGTCGAAAGAATCAAGGCGCAAGTTGCGGCTTTGAAGCAGCAAGAAACGCAGCTGCTTGCGACCATTGATGCCGAAAAGAAAAATGCTGCCGCGAAGGAGGAGTCGAGCCGCGTAATGCAGGCGCGGCAGGAATTTGACAAGACATACGCCAAGGCGCTGGATAAAGAGGCGACTCTTGAAGAGAAGCTCACCAAAGCCAGGAACGAGGCAGTTGCAGCTGGGAAAAGCGAAGCTGACATCAAGACGGTCTTGGCCTGGGTAACCGAAGAGCACAACAAAGCCAATAAGGGCAGTGCTGCTGCCGCGCGCGAGGCGAAAAAGGAGCTTGCCGATCAGGCCAAGGTTTTTGCAGAACTGGCCGGATTGAGCAGCACTTATTACGAGGAACTGGCGCGTGGTCAGAAGGAATTCGAGAAGGGCAACATCACTCAGGCTCAATACGTCAAGTACGTCGAGGACCTGATCAAGAAGCAGCCTTTCGCCATCGCCCTGGCCAAGGAAGAGGCGGAGGTCACAAAGTCGCGCGTTAAGGCCTGGGGCGATGAGGTCAAGGCGCAGGAGAAGTTGCTTGCCGAACGCCAACGCACCACAGCACAGGTTGAGGAGACGCTGCGCAAAGCAAAGGATGAGGAGGAGGCTCACCAACTCGCCGCCTCGGCCGGCATCACGCATGCCGAGGCACTGGCCCGCATTGCACTGGCGCGTGCAGAGGACAGCTATCAGCAGGCACTGAGCCGCCAAGCTGATGGGGAAACTCTGCTCGCGCTTCAGAAAGAAATAGAGGCGCGCCGTGAACTGCTCGGCTTGATGCAACAGAAGGGTGTTCGCGAAGCCAACAAGAAGGCGGCGGACGAAGCTGCGAAGGACTGGGACAAGACCGCCCAGACCATCAGCCGGACCTTGAGCGACTACATCATGGGCGGTGGAAAAAATGCCGCTCAGTACCTGAAGCGGCTGTTTGCAACGCTTGTGCTGGAGCCCATCGTGCAATACGGCGTGAGCGCCATCATGGGCGTGGGCGGGAAGGGCGGCGGGGCCGGAGGTGCTGGCAATTTCGCACTGAATAACGCTGGTTTGTTTGGTGCCGGCGCTCAGGCGTTGTGGGGCATGTCTGCCGGCGCGAGTACCGCCAGCCTGTTCGGGGCCAACGCTGTCGGGATGATGGGCGGCGATGCCCTGGGCGCCCTTATCGCAGGTAATGGCGCCTGGGCCGGTGTAAGTGCCGGTGCGGGCGCTGGGGCTGCCGGTGCGGCTGGCACGGGCGCAATGGGCATGCTGAGCGCGATCCCCGTCTGGGGCTGGGCGCTTGCTGCTGTTGCTGCCCTGGCGCTTGGTGGTGCGTTCTCTTCGCGTGGCCCGAATCACGTCGGAGCGGCATACAGCACGACAGGCGTCGGAAACGACAAGGCGGCCGAGATGCTGTTCGGCCGCGCTGCGGGTGACTGGTATGACGACCTTGCAAAGCGCAACAGTCCAGAGCTTGGAAAGCAGCTTGGTCTGACTGTTGACTCTTTGGCGGAGCTGTACAAGACGCTCGGAAAGATCGGGGGAGGGGCTGCGCGTGACATCGATATCGTTGCTGGCTTCGCCACGAACCCAAAGCATGGAGACGAGGACAGCTACGGGTACTTCAAGATCCTCGACAAACTCACGGGGGAGGTGCTCAAAGAGTTCACCGCCCGCGACGGAGTGCTGGGAACAGACCCGCAAAAGGCGTGGGAGAAATTCGTCGGCGAGATGGGCGGCGCCCTGATCGATGAGATTAAGAAGGGAGACATCCCGGGCTGGATGCGCGCGGAGCTGGATGCCGTCGGTGAGAACGTTACGGTCGAGGGCCTCAACCAGGCGCTGCTCAGGATCGCGGCCATCGATACAGCGTTCAAAGGCTGGGCCAATACGCTTGTGGGCTTCTCGGATCTCCCAGCAAAGGCGCAAACCGAGTTGCTCAAGCTGAGTGGTGGGCTGGAGGTTCTGGCGGGAAACATCAACGCGTTCTACGCCGGCTTCTACAGCGAAGCCGAACGCGCCGAGATCTTGCAGCGTCAGGTGCGTGAGCAGCTCAAGGGCCTGGGCGTGGACATCGACCCGAAGGACGGTGAAGCAGCCAAAAAGGCGTTTCGCAAGTTGATCGAGGACGCGCTGGCATCCGGCAACACCGAATTGGCGGCCAAGCTGCTGGCCCTTGCTCAGCTGTTCGGGGTGGCGGCGGACGCGGCTCAAAAGGCTGCGGAAACTGCGGCGGACGCGGCAAAGACGGCGGCTGACGAAGCGGCCCGCGCACTGGAGGAGGCCAAGCAGAAGGCCAAGGACGCGGCGCTTGCCAACTTCGAGGCGGCCGTCGCGCGCGAGCAGGAGTACTGGCAGCGGATCGTGACGGACTCGCAAGCAGCAGTGCAGGCGATATCCAGCATCCTGACGCCGCTGAAGCAAAGCGCGAAGGAGCTTTTTGGCTCCATCGATACTGCCCAGCAGATGCAGGCCGCTGCGGGCATGGTGTACATCGAGCAGGCTCTCGCGGGCGTGCGCGGTGGCGCCAAGCTCTCCAGCTTCGACGGCCTATCGGACGCGGTAACGGCGGCGCGCGGCGGCATCACATCGGGCCGCTACGCATCGCAGTTCGAGCGCGATCGTGACGCCCTGGTGCTGGCCAACCAACTCAGCCAGATCGCCGGCTACGGCGACGCCCAGCTCTCCACGGAGGAAAGGCAGCTCAAGAACTCGCAAGAGCAGCTTGAGGGTCTCAACAAGACGCTGAGCTACTGGCGCGACCTGCTGGACGGCAACAAGGCGCAGATCGACGCCACGCTGAGCGTAGAGAAGGCGATCGAAGCCCTGAAGGCGCTGATGTTCCCGGACACCGCAGGTGGTACGGGCGGCGGCAAGGGCGGCGCGGTCTTTGGGCCTGGGGGTACGCCGAAGAAGCCAGTGGACAGCAAGTACGGCAGCGTCAACAACGTGGGCGGAATCACCTGGCGTGACCCAATCACTGACCCGGACCGCATCTCGCATCTCGATGACATCAGCGCGATCAAGAGCAAGTACGACGGCACGGGCGACGTGGCTGGCCTATGGGCCGAAGCGTCGGCCGCCGGCGCAACCGCCAAAGATCTCGCGGACATCTACGGGTTCTACGAGCGCGACGTGCTCGCAGCTCTGCGTGCGGCTGGTGTGCCTGGCTTCGACGTTGGGACCAACCGTGTGCCGCAGGACATGCTGGCCATCGTCCACAAGAACGAGGCCATCGTGCCGGCTGCCTTCAACCCATGGGCGGGCGGTACTGGCATGGGTAGAGGCACCGACAACGCCCGGCTTGAGGCATTGATGGCGCAACTGATTGATGAGAACCGCACTCAGGCGGGCCAGATTGTCCGGCTCCAGGGGGTGGTGGCCAAGCTGCTGCAGCGATGGGATGGCGACGGTATGCCGCAGCCACGCAAAGAAGGAGAGGGGGTAACAGCATGAGCATTTCATCGCTCATCGTCGTGGCGCCAATCACTGTGACACCGGCCATGCTGGTGTCCAGTGATGTGCCAGAAACGGACTATCCGGAGTGGGCTGCAGGAACCACCTATTCGACAGGCAATCGCGTGATCGTGGTGGCACAGCACAAGGTCTATGAAAGCGCGGCAGACAGCAACACCGGGAACAACCCGGTCACGCCGTCCGCCACGCCGAAATGGAAGGAGGTGGGCCCGACGAACCGCTGGAAGCCATTCGACAAGTCCATCAGCAGCCAAGTCAAACAGGCCAACAACATCAGCTACCGGATCAAGCCCGGCCAAGCGATCACGTCGCTCGGTCTGCTCAATGTCACAGGCGCCACGAGCATCCGCGTACGGCTGATTGATCCGACGTTCGGCACCGTCTATGACAAGACAACGGCGATGTCTCCAGTCCCGGTTGCTGTTGGCTGGTGGGAGTGGTTTTTCGGGGAGCGACGCACTCCGACGCAAGCTCTCTTGCAAGACCTTCCCAGCTTCCCGGCGGCCGACGTTCTGGTCGACGTCACTGGCACGGCTGACCTGGCCATCGGCGTGATCCTGATGGGGCAGCGCCGCACGTTCTCGCTCGGCGTCAAGTCGGGCGCGCGTGTGAGCTTCCAGGACTACTCGATCAAGGATCGCAACGAGTTCGGCGACGTCATCCTGCTGGAGCGAGGGTTCGCCAGGCGTGCCGCGTTCCAGATGCTCCTTGCCTCCAAGGAGGTCGATGCGTTCAAAGACTTCCTGATCTCGGTGCGGGCCACACCGTGTCTCTGGATCGGCTCCGGTCGGTTCGAGGCAACGGTGGTCTACGGGTTCTGCAAGAACTACGAAATTCTTCTTTCTTACTACGACTATGCAGACTCCGAGCTGGAGCTGGAAGGGCTGACATGACAGACATCGTTACGCCAACACCGATTGATGCGCTGCCGCCGGCGCCTTCTCCGGGCGATACGGCGGCTGAGTTCAACGCCAAGAGCTTCCCGTTAGTCGCAGCGGAGGTGCTCATGGTGCCGCAGATCAACACTGCGGCGACCCAAACCAACCAAAACGCTGTTGCGGCCAATGAACGGGCCGTGGCAGCCGATGCCGCCAAATCCGCGGCTCAGGCGGCCGCAGGCACAGCAACCACCAAGGCAGGAGAAGCAGTCGGCAGCGCAACAGCAGCGGCTGGGAGCGCCACGGCCGCTTCCACGTCGGCAGGCAACGCTGCAGGCTCGGCCACCGCCGCCTCAGGATCCGCATCGGCAGCAGCAGGAAGCGCCACGGCTGCGGCGGGGTCGGCTACGGCGGCGAACACCGCGAAGACTGGGGCCGAGGCGGCGCGCGATGCGTCCCAGGGCTATCGCGACCAGGCCGAGGTCTTCGCGACCCAGCAGATCCAGGGCTCATCCACGACGAGCGTGACCCCCGGGGCGGGCGCCAAGAGCTTCACGATCGAAGCAAACCGCTCGTTCGTGACTGGCATGTACGTCGTGGCCACGTCCACCAGCGATCCGAACACGCGGATGAGTGGCTACGTGACGAGCTACAACATGGGCACCGGGGCGCTTTCCCTGTCTGTCGATGCATTCGCGGGTTCGGCAGCGAAAGCCGACTGGGTGATTGGTGTGGCGGCACCTGGTGGCTCAACATCATCCGTGCTCGTTTACGTGCCTGTCACCGGCACCGCCCAAGCGGCAGCCCCTGGCGCGCGCTATGGGCTCCAGAACGCGGCAAAAACCACAGTCACTTTGCAAGCGTCTCCCGTGAATGGGGATGTATTTGCCGTGATTTGCGACAACCTGCGGCGCGACAACGTAATAGCCAGGAACGGGCAGTTGATTATGGGGTTGGCAGAAGACCTGATTATCGACAATCCCTATTTTCCAATCATGCTGCAGTATCAGTCGCCATTTGGATGGCGTTTCATTTCCTGATGAATTGAGAGGTTGAAATGAGTTTTGCAAGTCAATTCTTGGGTGGGGGCGTGTCTCCGTATCGTGGCTGGAAAATGGCTATTTTCACCACCAACAGCATAACTTTCCCAAAAGCGGGGTACGTGCGGCTGGCAATGCAGGGATCTGGAGGCAGTGGCGCGACTGTCGCGTCGGCGTCGAATGGCGTTGCCGCAACTGGCGGTAACTCGGGGCCTTGGGGCGTCAAGAGTTTCCGCGTTGCTGCCAACGATGCGCTGGTTGTCAATATTGGCGCGGGTGGTGCGCAGCCTACTGGCGGGGTCGCCACTGCAGGCAATCAGGGTGGGGTATCAACTGCTGTGCTCAATGGAGCGACGATCCTGACAGCTCAGGGTGGTGAGGGCGGGTTGTTCAGGACATCTGCGGGCACCATCGATGCGCCCGCGCCAGTCGCCACAGTGACGGGCGGGGACTTCTGGGTGCCCGGCATTCGGGCGGGCAGTGCAACATGCTCGGGGTCGGTACAAGCACTCAGCGCAGGCGCGGCGAGTGATGTGCTTCGCTGCGGTCTTGGGCGGTCTGCCTCTGTTAATGCTGCTGGGGTATTTTCTGGTGGGTGTGTTGGGTCGGATGGCGGTTTGACTTCTATCCCATATATAGCTTTTGAAGATTTTGGAATCGTTCCTTCTCCACCCGCGAGTCGTAGTCCTGGACAGGGTGGAGTGCAAGCGAGTTCTTGGCAGGCCGGTCCATTCGCTGGCGGTGCGAATTGCCCTCAGTCCAGCCAGGTAGCAATGGCGCATGGCGGTTACGGCGGAGGTGGAGGCGCCGGGTATTCGCAGACATTCACCGGGATCGGTGGTGGTGCATATGCCTATCTTATTTACGAGCCCGTGGAGTGATTATGCGAATCGAAACACTCAACACAGACGGCACCGTCGCAAACACGATCATCGCAACGCCCGAGGTTGCGGAGCAACTGCATCAAGGCGCTTGGCGCGTAGCGGCCGAGCCGTACGAGCCCACGCCTTCGGTGGCGCACATCTCCTGCACTCGTCGCCAGGGCCGGCTCGCGCTGCTGATGCTGGGCCTGCTCGAAGCCGCAGAGGCAGCCATTGCCGCAATGCCCGATGGCGCCGACAGGCGCGCGGCTCAGATCGAGTACGAGGCGGACACCTGGGAGCGGCACAACCCGTTTCTGTCCGCTCTTTGGGCGCAGCTCGGCGGCACGCCGGAATCGCTCGATACCGCTTTCGTTCTCGCTGTGACGCTCTGATCCACCCCTACCAACACCAACCCGCTTCGGCGGGTTTTTTCATGCCCGAACAGCCCGGAGGAGGGCCAATGCAAGACGACTACGGCGATGCCATCAACACGCAGACAGCTGCGGCGATCAATGCGCGACTGGAGGAGGGGGACGCGCGAATGACTCGCATGGAGCGGGAGCTTTCCGCGAATACGGCGGCCACCGAGCAGGTGCGGGCGAACACGGCCGACCTGGTCGAGGTCTTCCGGGCCGCACAGGGCGCTTTCCGCGTCCTGAACTGGATCGGCAAGGCTGCGAAGCCGCTGGGCTACATCGCTTCAGCCTGCGCCGCGTGCCTCGGCTTCTGGGCGGCGCTGAAAGGACACCTGAAATGAGCAACAAGGCAAAGCTGATCGCCGCCATTGGCGCGGCCGCTGCGGCACTGGCTGTACCTCTGGTTGCCAAGTACGAGGGCGCGGTGCAGGCCACATACCGCGACCCCATCGGCATCATCACCGCCTGCACTGGGCACACTGGCCCAGAGCTGGCCATGGGCCAGACGTTCACGCGCGAGCAGTGCGAGGAAATGCTCTACAAGGATCTGCTCAAGCACACGGCCGCGCTGGAATGCGTGCGACAGCCCATGACGGACGGTCAGAAGGCCGCATTCCTGAGCTTTGCGTTCAACGTGGGCAATGGGGCGTTCTGCGGAAGCACGCTGGCACGCAAGGCCAATGCTGGCGACATGGCAGGCGCGTGCGCGGAGCTGAGCCGCTGGACCTGGGCGGGTGGCAAGCAACTGCCGGGCCTGGTCAATCGCCGCGCAGCTGAGCGGCAGCTTTGCGAAAGGGGGCTGTCGTGATCCCCGCGCTCTACACCCACCTGGGTGCCGCCGCCGTGGCCGCTGCGCTGGTGTGGCAGCTCCAGGGCGCGCGCCTGGGCACCGAGCTGGCCGAGGCCCGTCTGGAAGCCACCACCCAGCAGCTGGCCACCAGCACCGCGCAGCGCGCGGCCGACGCCCGCGTGCGCCAGGCCGAGCAGGCCATGAACACGAAGTACCAAGGAGCACTCAATGCCGCCCGTGACCGCGAGGCGCTGCTGCGCCGTGATCTTGACCAGCTGCGCGCTGTTGCTGACGGCCTGCGCGAGCAATCCGCAGATGCCGCCCGCCGACTTGCCAGCGCTCCCCCTGCTGCCGTCCTTGAGTACGCCGCTGCCCTCGGAGTCGTATTTGAAGACTGCCGCGCAGCGTATGGGGACATGGCAGCAAAAGCTGCAGGGCACGCAGCTGATGTCCAAACCCTCGGCGTCGCCTGGCCCGTGA